TAGAAAAGGCTATTAGGATGTTCCCGCAATTTAGAAATGTTGCCTTCATTTGATTAAATAGTCAAACAAAGACTAGCTGGTTATATAATACATTCTGGTATTTTTGAATGTATATTTGCTTTACACTGTTTATCCATATTAGGAAGCAAATATCTAATATGGCAGCCAACTGTTGGGCACAGGTAATCGAAATGCCCGACATAATTCTTAGCACGTTATAATTGGTTGCATACACGCGCACTTTGGCAGTTTTGGTACCTTCAACGGTAGCGTTGGAAAGAACTAGTTGAAGAGTAGCGTTATCAATTCTGGAGAAATTGCACGTGCCTGAAGGTTGGTGCTCTTCTGGGCGAAGGGCAAATGAGTAAACATTGATACCTTCATCTGGGCATCTGGTGTGGGCTTGGTATGGTTGGACCCAAGAGAAGTAAGATCCTTCACGCTCTGAGAAACGATCTTGTCCATTTAGTTGCAATTTGGCAGTAACAACAGGGTTCATTCCCCAACAATGCATATCAAGAGATGCTTCTGAAAGGACGAATGTTCCTGCATCAGAGACACCAGAGTTATCAAGGTGAGATCCAGATTCAGCAAGAGAAGCAAGGACAGAAGCAGAAAGTCCAGATGTGTTTAGAGGGACTTGAGGTCCTCCAAGATTGACTTCATTGTAAGGGTTGGAAGGTCCGTGCCAGTATCCAGTGAATCCAGCACCAGGAATGTAGTCAAGAGCTCCAGCATCTTGGAATAGACCACGGGCATCAATGTAAGCACGAGAGTCAGCAGCAACGGATTGAGGACCACCGAAAGCGTGGATAGCATTTGGTAGAGCATCAATAGCATCAGTGTAGTTAAATGGCTGAGCTCCTAGGACTTTGAAAAGAAGAGCATCACAAGTCAAAGAAGAACAATAATCGACGTTTTGATCAGGTTGGACAACCCAGATAAGTTCCTTAACAGGGTGATTGAAGTTAAGTTTGATTTTGTTACTGGAAGAACCAACGGATTCATCACCAGTGAATTGTAGTTGGCAGATCAAATATTCGTGAGGGTTCTGTGCCATTCTGCGTCTTTCATCAGTATCCAAGAAGACATAGTCAACATAAAGGGAAGCAGCAACCAAAGATTGATTGTATGCAATGGTAGCAGGAACTGGTCTTCCAACAGAGTATTGACTAGCAACAGCATTGGAAGAAGGATAAGGGTTTGTGTTACAGTTTAATGTAGTAACAGCCCATAGACATTCATCAATAGGACGGATATCAAGATTGATTTTAACTTCGTGATATTGAAGGGCAATCAAAGGAAGTGCCAAACCAGGATTGGTACAGAACCAAAATTGAAGAGGAACGTATAGAGTTGTTTCAGGAAGAGCGTTTCTAGGAGCACAAACTTGACGAGGAGCCAAGGAGTCACAAGGAGATTCAACATCAGAGAAAGAAGGATCAGTGATAAATGTTAGTTGAGTTGTGTTACCAATCATTTTGAAGTATCCACGTTGTTGTTCAGATGTCATTGTAAGTTGATTCCAGATGTGCATCCAGTCACCGTATTGTCTATCGATTCGTTGACCTCCAATTTCAATTTCAACTTGGGCAATGATTTGTTCACCAGGGTAATCTAGCCAACGAGCATAGACTCCTGTATTTTGTCCGGTTGTGTAATTTCCTAGACCCATCAGTTGATTGATTTCAGGAAGAGTGACCTGAAGATAAGTTCTGTAAGCAAGATCTCCGTTTCTGGAGATAACACATTGGACTCTTCGTCCAAAATCAGCTTGACCGTTGAATGTTTGTTCAATAGATTCGATTGCAAAGTTAGTATATCTACGATAAGTAACTTTCCAAAAAGTAATTTGCGGATTACCTGTAAGGTAAACATCTTGTGCGCCATAGGCAACTAGTTGCATTAAACCACCTCCCATTTTATACAATTGCTAAAGAAAAAAAAATCCAAAATTTTAATTTAATTCAATTTAAATATTAAAATTATATTTTTTACGAAAAAAATAATTTGATTATGAGAAAACTTTATTTAAATCCAAATTGGTCTTCATAAATTTTAAGAGATAAGAATCATCTAGTATCTCCTTTTTTCCTTCGTGATTTTTAGTAAAAATATAGGAGCTTTTTATTTTTTTTATGCTCCATCCTTGCTCTATCGAATTATATAATAATAACATTTTTTGAAATGTTATTGCATCAACTTTTAAATGATCATTCTCTAAATCTTTTAAAGAATTTAAATTTATTGTAATATCCATTCTTAATTTTTTACTAGAAAACAAAATATTTGTTTAAACTATTCACGAGTACTAATATTAATGATATTTAATTAATAATATACTAATAAAATAGTAATTAATTAATATATTTTTCTATATTATTAATTAAATAAATAATTTAATTAAATGTATATACTATTAAATGCCAAGTTTCAAACCAAAAACAAATAAAAAAATTAAATTCAATAAAAAAACAGCAATTACACTCGATATAAAGCACAAAGAATTTTTAAATGAATTTTCCAAAGATGAAAATAATATAATACCACAGTTAAAAAATGAAAAACAAACTCTCTTGAATCAGAAAAAAGATACATTGTTAACTATTGAACAGCGTTTAGATATAAATGATCAAATTGATAATATTACTGAAAAAATAAGAGAAATTAAAAATAAAAAAAAAGAATATTTTTTGGATAATTCTAAATTTATTTTTGAATATTTTGAAAATAAAAAAAATATTTCTACTGGTATCACAAGCGGAAATAAAGAGATATCTCAAAAAAATAAGATTCTTAACTCTTTTTTTAAAATTAAACCAGAGAATGAAGATACCGAAAATATACAAACAAATAATGTAGTTCAAAAATATCTTAGCAATATTGATGATACATTTTTAGATGTTAGTTCATTTATATTTCCAACCGATATTTGTACCATATGCCATAAAGGAGAATTAATACCATTAGAAGAAGAAGGTATTATGGTATGTAATTTATGTTCTAGAAGTATATCTTATTTAATAGAAAACGAAAAGCCTTCTTATAAGGAACCACCTAAAGAGGTTTGCTTTTATGCATATAAAAGAATTAATCATTTTAAAGAAATACTTGCGCAGTTTCAAGGGAAAGAAACAACACAAATACCACAAGAGGTAATTGATAATATTAAACTACAAATTAAAAAAGAGAGAATTGATTTATCTATTATTACCAACTGTAAAACAAAGGAAATATTAAAAAAATTAGGTTATAATAAGTATTATGAACACATACCATTTATTAAAGATAAATTAGGAATTAAACCACCTATTATGTCTCAGGAATTAGAAGAAACCTTATGTAATCTTTTTATTGAACTACAAGCACCATATTCTAAATATTGTCCCGATGATAGGGTTAATTTTTTAAATTATTATTATACTGCTTATAAATTATGCGAACTGCTAGGAGAAGATGCATATCTACCTTTTTTTCCAATGCTAAAAGATAAGGAAAAAAGAATAGAGCAGGATGTAATATGGAAACAAATATGTGAAGAATTAAATTGGGAATTTATTCATACAATTTAAATCTTTTCTTCATTGTTTGTAAATTCGCAATTTAATTTTTGCCTGAATGGTGTCATATTTATTTGTTTCTAACATTTCCATAATTACTTATTTGATAAGTATCCTCATAATCCATAATATCCTTATACTCTTCTACTATCTCACACATTTCTAATATAAATATATCAATTTTAATTAATAGGTTTATATGGAAATAACGTTAGCATATTACTGTTAAAAATATTAAAATTCGGATCATAATTATTTGCACCAACACCTCTACCATAACACTGTCCACCTTTTTTTGTTTTCTTATTTTTCTTATAACTATATTTTTTATATGATTTTTTATTTTTGTACTTCTTGATAGTGTTATTTTTTCTTTTTTTTCGTTTTTTACCTCCAACAGAATCAGAATCCATAGATGTATTTTGAGATGAAATATTACTAATATTTAGATCTGATTCATTTAATGGTTGCATCATTTGGGAGTTATCTAAATCAGAATTAAAACTCATATTCATAGATTCGTTCATTGTATTTGAATCATCTTCATCATCTTCATCATCTGTAATATTACTTGATATACCAGAAATATTATTTTCATTATTTTCTACTTCTTCATTTGCATCTCTAACACTTTGCATTATTTCTTCTGGTGTAAATGGATTTCCGGTGTCAGGATTTATTTGTTGTAAAGATAGTCTTATTAAATTAATATTAGGAGATACAATAGAGAGAAAATCGATATCTTCATTTGTAAAACCTAATGATAACAATTCATTTACATCAGAAGTATTGAATTCACCACCAAACATTGTTTTTTTATTTTTACGGGTTGACTTTCGTCTAATCTTTCTTGTATTTTTAAGCATAATATATTATGATAAGAATTTAAATATATTATGGTTTTAGAATCCACCTGGAAACTTAACCAAATTAGCACCAATACCGAAACCAGCACCAGATCTTGCTGTAACTCCCATACTTGGAACATATGTATCCAAAATACTAAAGGTGGCTGCTGCTGTTAAAGCAATCAACACAATCTCCTCAATATTTAAGGAGCGTTTAGGAATAGCATAAGCAGCAATGGCTACCATTAAACCTTCTACCAGGTATTTAATGATTCTTTTGACAAGTTCAGCGACATTAATCAAACCGTTCATTATATTAAATAAAAAGAAAAAAATATATATATTGCGATAAAAACTTAAAATTAATTAATAATATATTATTAAATGGATTATTCTAAAGATCAGAGTGTAAAAACAGATATTTTTGAAAGAAAACAAAAAAATGGTAAAAATAATCCTAAATATGTTGACTTGTTAGAAGAGGATAAACCTATTGCTGGACAAAAATTCGTATGTGTTTCTTTTGTATCACCTGAAAACATTATAAAACAAAAAAATGTTTTTTTGTTCGAGGAATTCCTAAAGAAGTGGGAATTTAATAAATCAATGGAAAAATTTTTACAATTCTTAAATTTTCTTTCTTTTAAATATAATATATCTTTTGATGATGTATCGAATGATTTAAAGGATTTCGTTAAGGAAGAAAAAGAGGCTCTATTGAAAATAAGTATGGAAGATGAATATAAAACTTTTCTAGATAATAATGAAGAAGAGTTGGAAAAGGAGTTTAGTAGAAAATATAATTTTCAAACGTGTACAAGAGGTTTAAAAATTCGAGGTTCTTATCCTACTATTGAAGAAGCAGAATTAAGATGTAAGATGTTAAGAGAAATTGATCCAAATCACGATATAATGGTTGGACCAGTTGGTTTATGGATGCCGTGGGATCCTGAAGCTTATAAAACAGGAAGAGTTGAATATATGGAAGAAGAACTGAATCAATTAATGCACGAGAAACAAAAAAATGAGACAAATGCTAAATCCGCATTTGAACAGCGTGTCAAGGAAACAAAACAAAAAGCAATTGAAGACAATATAAAAAATGCTGAAAAATCAGGAAATACACTAACACAATCAATAGACGAGAATGGTAATTTAATTGGTATAAATAATATTAATACACAAGAAGTTTCATTAAAAGATAAAGATGCTGATAAAATTTCAACTGCAGATATTTGTATGGAATTATTTGATGGAGATAATATAGTAGTTGGAAAAACAGATTATGGTCAAAGTAAATTAATTAGTGGTCCTTTTGCAAATAAAAATAAATCGGATTAAAAAAATCATATTTAGAATTAAATAATATAAAAATGTTTTTATATTATTAACAATAATAATGGCTCATAATATTGATAAAATTTTTTATATTAATTTGAATAAACGTCAAGATAGACGAACGTTGATTGAGAATGAATTAAAAGAATTTGGATTATTAAATTATGAACGTTTTGAAGCTATAGAAACACTAGGAATGGGTTTTATCGGATGTGCAAATTCTCATTTATCCGTTTTAAAAATTGCAAAAGAGAGAAATTTCAAAAATATTTTGATTCTTGAAGATGATTTTACTTTTATTATTAATAAAACCCAATTAGAATGTCAATTAAATAATTTCTTTGCATTAGAGATACCTTTTGATGTATGTATGCTATCTTATAATATGATACAATATGAACCAACACAATATTCAATTATTAATAAAGTAATAGATGCTCAATCCGCATCGGGGTATATTGTTAATAGTCATTATTACGACAAATTGATTCATTTATATGAAATTGCTATACCTTTATTAGAAAGTACAAGACAACACTGGATTTATGCAAACGATCAAATTTGGAAACAATTACAGAAAAACGATAATTGGTATTTTTTTATAGAGAGAATCGGTAAACAACGTGCTGGTTATAGTGATAATGCTGAATGTTATATGAATTATGATAGTTAATATAATTATTACCATTTGGTTGTTTTCTTAACACTTATTTTTGGACCAGCACCTCGTTTTTTAACAGCATTTGGATCATATTTTTCTTCTTCTTCATCATCATTCATTCCCTTCGATAATTCCCAAAATTCTTTAGATCCCAGACGAAAATCATTATGATTATCTGCTTTATACCAAAAAACCTGATCGTGCAATTTATTTGATTTAGAATTATTATTTATTACAAGACATTCGAAATTTTCCGTACACTGGTCCATAACTTGACAAAAAGATTCAAATGTTGGAAACATCCCAGCATAATTTTCATAAATTCTTTTTCTATTTGCAATATAATTCTCTCTAAGAATAAAAACATAATCTATATTTGTACGAAGCGTTGGAGGTATACCTAGAGGATATTGCATTGTTATAATTAACATTATCTTCCAATGACGTCCATTCATAAATAATAATCGCATCATTTTATCTCTTGTCCACGTATTATCATATAAACAGTCATCTAAAATAACAAAAGCACGTGGATCTATAGTACTACGTTTGTAAGTTTCCATCTCTTTTTTAATTTGTTTCAATACAGTACGTTGTCTTTTTAAAATATTTTCAATAATTGCTGTATTGTATTCATTGTGAACAAATAATTTTGGTACCATTTTCCCATAAAAACCATTTCCTTCTTCTGTACCAGCAATTACAGTACCAATAGGAATATTTTGTTGATAGTATAATAAATCTCGTACTAAAAAAGATTTACCAGTATCACGTTTTCCAATCAAAACTACTACAGGTCCTTTATTTTCATCAGGTTTAAAACTAATACTTCTCATATCGAATTTTTTTAATTCTAAAGTCATATTATTAAAATGATAAAATAAAAAAAATATTTTTAAACGAATTATAATGTATAATAAATATATAAATTATAAGTTAAAAACACATTAAATTTATATATTTATTAGCTAATGATAAATTTTGATTATCAAAAAAGGAAAAACACTGAACTTTTTGAAAGTTTAGAAAAACCTGATTCTTTGTTTCTCTCTAATACACAAAATTATATACCTATTTATAACCGTTTTTTTACATTAAATGACACAAATTATAATAATATAAATTTGAATAATAAATGGTATATCACTAAAATATCTGAACCAGTAAATCAAGAAAGCAAACAATTATATTTTTGCAATATTAGAAATATACAAAATAAAAAATCAAAATCGAAGGAGGTTTTTTTTAAACTTGCTCCACTATTAGATCCATACAAATTTTTAATTGGAAAATATTCAAATGATGATACCAATTTATTTCATTTACCAAGCATTAATTCCAATAATGAAAATACAAACCCAAAATTTTTGGATACAAACAATTCTGCTTACGTAGATGGTTTGTTTTTATTTCTAACTAGTAAATTAATACATACTGTCAATTTTATCAATGGTGTTGACTGCTATGGATCATTTCTAGCTGTTAAAAATGATTTTAAAATCAATATTTTTGATGATATTGATTATTTAAATAATTCTGAATTTTTTAATAAAAATAAAAATGTGTTATTTAATGTTGATGACTATGAACATTTATTAGATAACGAAAATCAAAAATTAAAACCTATTACTATACAGCACGACATTAGTATGAAATCCAATATTTCTATTAATTCTTTTAATAATGAAATGTTTGAGGATATATTCTGTGATACAATTCATATAGAAAATATGGATGAATTACCTGAATTAACAAATATGAATGAATATATTATAAACAAAGATGATATTACAAACAACGATGATAATAAGGTAACATTAAAATCAAATTCAACTTGTTCTTCTAGATCATCCTATACGGATAATGATAATACAGAAGATGACTGTAATGAGTGCGATGATTTTAATATATCCAATGAAGATGACAATGAATATAAAGAAATTACAGATGAAGATAATAGTGAAATAAACGATGATAGTAGTAGCACTACTGGTACAATGGAGTCATATGAAGAAGAAAAAATTGAAGCTACTATACCTAAATTTCCTGTACAAGTAATTTGTATGGAATATTGTGATAATACCTTTGATGATTTAATATTGCAAAATGATTTAAAAGAGGAAGAATGGTTTTCTGCATTTATGCAAATAATTATGATTTTAATTATTTATCAAGAGACTTTTGCATTTACACATAATGACTTACATACCAATAATGTGATGTACAATCATACAGATAAAAAATATATTTATTATTTATATAAAAAAAAATATTATAAGGTTCCTACCTATGGTAGAATTTTTAAAATAATTGATTTTGGTAGAAGCATTTTTAAATATAATGGTAATATATTTTGTAGCGATAGTTTCCAACAAGGCGGTGACGCTGCATCACAATATAATACTGAACCATATTTTAATGATAAAAAACCACGATTAGAACCAAATTATAGTTTTGATTTATGCAGATTAGCTTGTTCAATTTTTGATTATATTGTAGATGATTTTGATGAGATACGTGATTTAAGTAAATGTAAAAATCCAGTAACTAAATTAATAGTAGAATGGTGTCTAGATGATAAAGGTATTAATATGTTATATAAAAATAATGGTATTGATAGATATCCGGATTTTAAATTATATAAAATGATTGCCAGATGTGTTCATAAACATACTCCACAAGCTCAGTTAGAACGGCCTGAATTTAATAAATACTCTGAATTTAAAGGAGATATTCCAAATGCAAATGATGTAATTAATATTGATGAAATACCTTCTTGTATTTAGTTATTAAATATAATATTTAATCTAAAATTATTATATTTATTCGTTTAATTAAATTGTTATTTCTGAAACGTTTTTTAAATAAGCAAAAGTATTTGAATATAAATTATTATTACAAGCTAATACTTTTTTTGCTGCATCTACTGCTAATTCTAATTTATTATTTCGAATAGCATTTACAATAAAACACTGCACAATAATATCTATATTTTGTGTAGGTTCGTGATAGTTAATAAATACAGAACCATAGTCTCCATTATAAATATTAAAAATTTCTGGATATCTATCATAACAATATGTCATTACTGTTTCATCTGTATGACCAACGCTTTTGTATAATTTTTCATAAAAAATTGAAAACATGCTTGTATAATATTGCGACACATATTCCGATTCTATTGTATAAGCAGTTGAAATAACACCACACGGTCCTCCATCTTTCATATATTCACGCATATTACTTATTTCATTATGACCACGATAATGAACATAACAAACAGAAACTTTTGGAGTTGGGTTTTCTAACATAAGAGGTGCGTATTTAGCTAATTCTTTTACTATATGATTGCACCCTATATCTATCCACGCATAATGAGTTGTATTAAAAAAATTATGTATATTAGCATAATTAAAAGCGAACGGTTTAAACATACCCATTAATAAATATGATACTGTATTTCTTCTATCTAGTGGATTCCCGTTTTTAATACGATTATTATTTATAATGGGCCAACAACTTTTATAATATTCATAATTTTCTATATTGTTAATTACATATTCGGTTTTGTTATCTTTGACTTCACTATCTCTTATATTTTTTAAAAATTCATATGTGTCATTTTCACAAAAAATAACCATTGGATAATTCAATTTTAAAACGTGTGTGCAATTTTCTTTATAAAACTCAAAAGGTCTTGTTAATTCTGTACTATCTATTAATTTCTTCATATTAAAAAACATAGTCACTATTGTAGTAGTTTTAGACATTATATATTTTTTATTTAATAACGTTTATGTTATTTAATGAAAATATAATAATTATTAAAATATAATAATATTAATAATTATGAATTCTTATGGTTTTATTATAACGAGACACGTTAATTCAGAAAAAACAAATAAATATTGGAA